CTTCCGCCGAAGTCTGGATGATATTCGAAAATCCATCCGTGATCGTCAGCGATCCGTCCGAACCAAGATTGAATGTCGCCTTAGTCGCCTTCCCGTTCAGAAATCCGCCGAAATAGAGCCCATCCGATATGTTGTTGCGCCGATAGCTACCAGGATTGACCTGAAGATTGGCCGTATTATTTGCGGATGCTTTTTTCAGCGCCGAGATGTCGACATCGGAGCAAGCCATCATGCCGACGTCGCCAATAGACGGGTCCATTGTGATCGACCAGCCACCTCCCTGCATTCGAAAGAACGGGATGCCATAGACCTTTGCGTTTGGCGTCGCGTTGCCGGAACCGTCGAGTTGATTCGTGAGGATTTGAACGTCAACTGTTCCTGCCGGCCCTGGAGAGCCCGATCCAGGATGAACAGCGACGACCTGCACCATTTTCACCGCCGCGACCTTTGCGATCCTTTGCCGTATCATGAAGTCAACGGCATCGAACTCCGAATTTGAGTCATATGGGTCTGCTTGTCCATATCCAGACTGATCTTGGTTAGAAACCGATCCTGCCATTATCCTATCCTCGCGAATTCACCGAAATTAAGTGCCGATGCTTCAATATAGGCTGCATGAGCATCTTCTGGCGCGTCGAAATAGCCAAGGTGGATTTGTTTCTGCAAAACCTTAATGTGTGCCATCCATTTTTTTGCACGATTATTCCAGCAAACTCCCTTGAAACCACTGGTACTATTTGTCTGTCTCTGACGGTTTGCATTGTTTTCCGAATTATTACATTCTCTAAGATTCACAAACATGTTATCAGAGCGAGTGCCATTTTTGTGGTCTATCTGGTCCACTGGCCATTCTCCAATCATAGGATCATATACCAATATTGATCTAAGATATTCTGCTGTTAATTCCTCATTTTTGGCCATTTTGATTCTCATGTCACAGGGGGTAGGATGCTGCGGGCGAAGCCCGGATTGTAGGCATACAGCGTTTGCGCCCACTCACCCTTTGGATACAGCGAATCGAGGTCGAGATCGACTTTGCGAACCGCCCACTGAGACGGATAATTCGATGTCGGTTGTGCTCCCGATATTCCAGAAAGCAAGCTGCTATTCACCTTAATAAGGCTTCCCATGGTTATTTGTGGGTTGAATAACGTCTTGACGATTATCCCTTGTGTCGTCAAAGATGGATACGAAATCATGCCGTTTTCTGGCGAAATCGTCGGAACATTTGGTGTGTTGCGGTTGCCGCCATCCGGGAAAATAGAGAGTGTGGTTCCATTGATGATGGCAAGTTTGACGTTCGCATGCGCGCAGATATCTTTTGCCTGCTCCAGAAATGATCCAGTGAGGCTTGGAGATGAAATCTGAGCGGTGACACCATTGTTTTCGAATTGAAAGCCCATGGCCGTCGCGAGGCTCGAGACCACATCAGCGACATTGACGGTCCCTTGATATGAAGAAACCGTCGCCGGCGTCGTCGCTTGCGCGAGACCACTTAAAACCTCAAAGATGAATGGGACATTTGGCTGCGCCGAGAAGTCTGGCGTTGCCGAAATGATCGTCCCGCCGAAGATCGTCGAAAGGCCGCCGTTCGCATCTCCGGCCTGGATTGTGAGTTGATTGCGGGTGACTTGATTGTAGACCATTCCCAGCGTCGTCAACTGGTTCATGAGGCTTTGCGTCATGCCGTAGACTTTGACCGTCGCCCTGCAATTGACCGACGCGCCAGCATTTTTGATCCGAACCGATATCCTCGACCCTGAGAGCGTGACCGTGCTCGTCCCGCTTTCGGCAAAGGTATTTGGTTGACCAGTTCCTGCGTTGGTCGCGAGCTGTACGGTTACAGACAAAAGTTTTTGGGTAAAACTCATCCGGAGAATCCCAGCGTGGCGAGATCATCCGGCGCGAGATATACGAGTTCGAACCTAGACCCGAGGCCGATAAATACCGGATCGGACGTGCCTTGCTTGTCGTTGAAGACGAGATCGCCTTCGAACCCTATGTAAGCATCCACAACGATCCTAACCAAATTCTCGCAAATCACGCATGAAAGAAGCAATTCATCCGAGACATAGAGCGTCAGGAATAGCGCCATGTAGAATTGCTGCACGTTAATCGTGCAGCTTTGTCCATTCAAATTTATCTGAAGCGTCTGGTTTGGGATTGGGAGCAAAGGGACGGTTTGCATTAGTTAACAGCTCCCGGAACGATATTCTGCTGAGTCGAATTAGTCGTCGTCTGCGGCTGTTGAGCCCCATTCGATTGCTGTCCAGCGGCTCCCGGCTGTTGAGTGTTGCCAAAATTAGCGCTTGCGGTTACAGGGATTTCCTTGAACCACAAATCAACTGAGATTAGCGAGACGCCATGCTCGGCCGTCCGGCGCCAGTTAATGTGCGTGCAGTTGACGGAACTGAACACCATTTCCGGCGTTACGACATCAAACAATGAGAAGCTATTTGAGATCGCCATGCAAGTTTGAAGGAACGCTTGCCGATCCGAAACCGAACCTCCTCCAGCCAAGCGCAGCTTCACATCGAAAGGCATCGTTACCTTATCATATGCTTGAAAAGCTCCTTGTTCCTGTGGATAGGTCGAGATCGGCCATTCTTGGGCATATTCGAACTCGACGGTCGACGCAATGCACGGCGAAATGTTTGGCGATCCGGCAACCGATGAGACTGACGCCACAGCGGATAATGCCGAGATCAGCGAGCCGCCGCCATATGGAGTGGCCGGGGTGATGACCGGCGACCCATTCAAATACACGCCCCATGATGGCGCGGTCAGAGAGCCCAGCAAAAGATTGGCGGCGTCCTCGACCAAAAGTCCGGCATCATTGGCGAAGTCGGTGAAGCTCATGCAATTTGTCCAAAATTGGCACTTCCGGCAAGGATAGCAAGCTTGAGATCATTGTCCACAGCTTGGGCGATCGATTTTGAATCGGTCGCATTTGGCGCATTCACGTGAACATCTCCGACCGTAATGGTTGTGTTCTTATCACCCCCGGCGTAATTCGCGCCTTGGGCTCCCATGACGCCCGGCGACATCCACGCTCCTGGCCCAGGAATTCCGGTCTCTAATCCTGGCTTAAAAGGAACTCCTTGCGTGTTATTCGTGAACGCATGATTCCCAATCATCAGTGCATTGTTTCGATTTAGACGTCTCGCCCACGCAGCAGTCGATGCGCCCGGATTTGCATAATAGATCGAACCCGCCGTTGGATCGTTTAATTGGCCGGCATAAAGGCGTCTGGCCACATCCATTGCCGTCGCCGATGGCTGTCGCGGCGTTCCCTGAAACTCTTGCCCACCGCGTGCATAGGCCTGAGAATAAGGGTCCGCTCCAAATCCTCCGAAATTGCTTGCCGCCCGATTCCCCATAACAGCGCCAACAGCTTCCATGCCGAGACGTCCTTCTCCACCGGCCTCCGCTTCGATCATCGCAGCCACAGCGCGAATTTTTTGTTCATCAGATGAAAATCCGGAAATCTTCTTTCCCGAGGATGAAGTTTCTCCCTTAAGACGTTTAGCCATTTCGCTATAGGTGTTTTTTCTTCCATAAAGCTGATCAGCGGTTTCATTTAGACCCATGGAACGAAGAATGTGCTCGGAACTTCCAAATGCTCCATGCAATGTCTCGCCGCTGCCAATAACTCCTTTCATCTCTTTCATAGCGTCGCCAATGAACGGAATTTTCTCAATCAATGTGCCGAAATCTTTGATAAGAGATCGAACCGTGATTAATATTTCAGAGAATGTATCAAGCATTCCTTTTAATGCAGGAAGAAATGGTCCGACTATTTGACGAGTTAAGCCTGTAAATGAATCGCCAAGATCAGCTAACGCATGCTGATATTCCTGCGCCGCCTTTGTATTGGCTTCTGTGACCGGAACTAATCTTCTTCCCTCTTCCAAAAGCTCTCGAACCTTTGGCAATCCTTGGATCAAAAGATTGATCATGTCCTCATTGATGCCAGGGAGGAGTGACAATCGCCCCGCCGCCGTGCGCGCATCCATCCCAGCGACAGCCGCCGAAATGTCCTTATAAATCTCCGAGGCGGTTTTCAGTTGGCCGTTGGTCTTATACATCGTCACGCCAAGGCTCTGGAGCACCGGCAGCACGTTCGACTCGCCGGTCTGGGCAAAGCGCGTCAGTTCCCCATTCATGCCACCCAGCGCCGCGTTAGCGGATTCCGTGCTACCTCCCATCGTCTTGATGGCATGCTGCCATTCGACGATATCTTGAGCGCTAATTCCAAGGGTGAGGGACAACCGACCAGTACGCGCATCCATTGATGTCAAAGCATTGACTGCTACGCCGACCTGTTCTCCAACAATCGCGAAAGCACCGAGCGCGGCAATCTTTTTTATGCCTTCGAAGAAATCCAGTGTCTTCGCGCCAGACTGTTCGATATTCTTGGTGCGGCGGGTGAACTCCGTCTCAAACTTACGGAGTGAATCGGCAGCTTTTCTCTGGCCGGCATCGAATTTGGCAGGGTCCAATCCGAGCGTAATTACGAATTCGTCAAGGACTGTCGCCACTTTTTACCTCTTCGTTTCCGCCTGCCTCTTCATCATTTCCATAACGACGCGCTCATTATGCTTATTCACCATATAGACTTCCAATAAATCATACAAATCTTCCACGGAATAATCAGTTTGTAAATCTCTCAAGGTAACTACAGGTCGATCCATTGAAAGTGCAGATGCTATGCTTGCTGGGACGTTTGCATATTCGGCGAGAGTTGCCGCGCCATGATCGCCGAAATCAATTTCGAGATGGCGTCGGCCGGACAGAAACCCGAATGTAATTTGATTACCTCCGATCTGAGCCACATTCTTGTCGCGACTTCCTCAATATCATCGTCGCTGATAATCGGCGAGGTGACGGGGAAGTTCGTCTGCGGGTCACGCTTCTTCGGATCGCGAATAATCTGAACGCAATCGAGAAGCTCATCCATGATCGGGATGACTTCTTCAGCCTGTATTTGACCCCTAAGGAATGTGTCGACGCCGAGCATAAAGATGCCCTCCATACCCATGCCCTGGACGCCCACGACGTCGATCTTGCCGCCGCCCCGATTGTAAGCGAGCATCGCACGCAGAGCCCACTTTTCAGCCCGGTCCGCTGGCCATTCCTCGATCATAAAAGTTTTTCCTTTATCTCGGCCGCAATAATTCGGTGCCGAAACGACTGCCTTTTTGCGCACGTCAGCCTCTTCTCGTCGGTCTCAGTGTTGGATAGTCGGGATCAGAAGATTTATTGTCGGCTGATGCGACATTTAGAGGAGGCCCGCAATCCACTGGCGTCAAAAATTCAACCCGAGTGACTTTGCCGCTCGCTGCGTCGAAATCGATAGCCTTGACCACCGGACAATATTCACGGCTCCCATGATCCTCGCCACACCAGCGGCAAGAAACGGTTTCTTTGGCATCGCGCATCAATTCGCCGCGGGTGAAACGAGATTCCAGACGATGCGATAAGTTCTCGGCTGCAAAAGCTTCTTAACCTCGGGCATCGACGGATATTGCTCAAGACCGCCGTTAGAACAAGCCAGTTTCAGACCAATCGAGGGAAGGTAAATAGTCCCGCTCAGCGTGTAGACATCCCCAATCGCCTGTTGCTGCGCATTGATGATGTCAAAGAACGCATTCGAAGCGCTGTTGGCCTGCAAATGGATATTCTGAACGCGCTCTGTCCAGACGAAACCGAAGCTCAAAACGCCATCGACGCCCATATAGCGCTCCAATATGGTCGCGGCATCCATGCCGGTCACATTGTCTGCGCTGAAGCCCTGGAGTTGCTGTGGGACGGGAAACAGCGTCGCTTGCGATAGCGTGATGACCGCATTAGCGCCTGTGAGAGAAGCAACCATTTTGATCCCCTTACGTGAGCGCGACGGAAGACAAGTCGATCGATTGGACGCTACCACGATCCAAATAAAAGAAGCTAATCGGCCAAGGCCCTCGCGTCGATCGAACAGTCGGCGGTGGGACATTCACTTGCAAATAATAGCCTATAGTCTGGATCGACGAGGCCGCGTCCAATCCTGCGACTTCATTGATATAGGCGATCTGAGATGACGAAAGATTACCCGGTCCATAAGCGCCAAAGATAAGTCCTTGGCCAATAGGACCAGACATCGATTCCTCGATAATCGAAGCTCCCGCCAGCGAAAACGGAATAGAGGGCACATTCTGAAAGAGCGTTAGAAGTGTGATTTGGAATAGGCTGCTAAGCCAAATCTGATTTTGGTAACTGTCCATCCATGCGAATGGTCCGGTTATTTCACCATTATAAGTCCAATCGAATGTTGATGCGCCGGTGGCATAGGCTCCATAAAAATTGTAGCCATTGGCCGCGAGATTTCCCGCGGTGGTCGGGTCGGTGACATTCGCCAGAATTCCCGCCTGTTCCCGGAAAGCGAAGGTCGTGCGCCCATTGGTGGCGTTGTAATTGATCGATGCGGCGACGCCAAGAATGAAGGCGGCCTTGCCATCATCTTCGGTCTTGCCGCCTTCCCATTCAAGCCATGTTCCCGAATTTTGGTTCGCTTTGAGGATTTGACCGAGACAGGAAGGCGCATCGCTCGAACTCGCTGGACTTTCGTCCGGGTCCCAACAAACATAACCGAATCGATTGCCGCCTAATGCGCTGTTGTTCCATGCAGCAAAGGCTTGCTTCTGCGTATTCCCGACGCCCCCATCGGGATCAAAGATCGTCATGAAATTAACCCACGCCTGATTGACAAGAATCAGAGCGTTCATGAAGGTTCCTGGCACCGCCGCCGCCGCTCCTTGGGAAAGAACGGCTCCGGTCGCCGAGGTCAAATTCAGGGACTCGGCTAGAGTTCCCGTCGCATAAGCGGATGTCGAAGCAACGCCGGTAATGCCAGACGTGAAAATGAATCCGCCGGTCGTCGAATTGTAAGAGACGGTCATTGGCGTTGCTATGGTCGTGAATGCGCCGCTCGCAACATCTTGCTGCACGCCATTAGTCTGGTAAGTCCCGACGCCGCCGGCAGGATCTCCGGTGAGTTGCGCCGTGATGATCGGGCTGCCAGTTAAACCGGCATTGACGAGCGTCTGCCCAACGGCGATTGTGGGACTGGCGCAAACGGTCACATCAAGAACCGTTGAAGTGGACACCATGCTTCCACTGGCAATCCCTTGAGCAGAGATGCCGCTCAGTTGATAGGTTCCCGCGCCTCCGGTCGTTCCGGTGAGCTGCGAGATGATAACCGCGTTCGCCGCTACCGTGGTGACGATATCTCCGGCCGAAAGCAGGCCCGTCACGCTCGTAGCGTCCAGCACTGTGGACGTTCCAGTAACGGTGGCACTCGTCATATTGCCGCCGGTCGCCGGGGCGCTGAGTTCGAATGTCGCGCCGACGCCACCGCCCGGCGTGCCGGTGAGTTGCTTGACGATATAGCAACCCGCGGGCAATGGGTGGCTGCCATCGGTTCCCGAAACAAGGTCGCCGGCCGAAAAATAACCATCAGTCAGGGAACCGAACGTCAGCGTAGTTCCTGTCGTCGTGCAGGTGGCGGCATGTCCGCCCATCGACGCCGTTAGCGCCGCGCCCATCGACGCGGTGAACGAAGCCTCGGTCGGATTGGTGAAAGCAGCTTGAATCGCATTGGCGATTGCTGTTGGCGTTGGATCGCCGGCAAAACTGATGGAACTGATCACATGCGGATAACCGTCCATCACGACGGTCAACGACCCAGACAAGGCTTCCAATTGAGTTTGGCTCAGCGTGATCTTTGCGCCGCGCAAATAGGCCGGAACTGCTTCGTTATATTGAGCGATGTAAAGAGTTGATGGGGAAATCGAGGCTCCTTCATAGCCGTTGAAATAAATCCCGGCTTCTGTCGCTTCGTATGAAGCCGCGCCGAAATAGCCTTCTACGGCGGCCTGATTCGGAAACGAGAGGACTGCCCCGATCGGAACCAACGGATTTGTCGTCAGCATCAAGCCGGCGCCATTCAGACCTGTGCCACCTACTCCGAGGACGCTCGGAATGACATTGACAATTTCACTTGCGGGGATCGTCAAGGCTCATACTCCGAGTTAGTCGTGATCTTGGAATTTGCGGATTTGTAACACGAAACGTCCTACTCGCGCAAAACATCAAATAGGATATGCTGCTTCCACGCTGACAAATGTTGGATCGACCGAATCGGCGAATGTTTGCGGAACCTGAATCGTTTGATGAACCTCGAGATGGCAATCCAAACCCCACCTCCATTCATATTGCGACTCGGCATTAACAAATGGCCTTTGTGCTGGATCGTCCGCGTAGAGCGGAACAACCCCATTTAGTGACCCCGATAAGCCAGCAAAGAAGTCCACTCCAAACTCATCACGTAACGCCGTCGATATTGTTTGAGAAAAATCTCCGCTTGTCGTGTCGCTTGAATGGCAATCGATTTGAACAGTTATTCCAGCATCCTGAGTTAAGGTTTTCCATCCAGCGTTCATAGTTTCATTTATTATTGTTTGTGAATTAGAAATAAGATACGTTCCGATTCCTCCACTGCCGCTTTGAAGGTCGATTACTTGTGTTCCGATTGCAACATTTTCGCCAAAAATGGAAGCTCCGACCAATATCTCTCCGGTTTGGACTTCGGCTACGGTCAGTAAATTTGCGGAAATCGATCCGGTGAATTTTACATCTTGAAAATTATCGACATTCGTTGCCAACCGAACAAATCGAATAGGCGTCATTACGACGAACCACGGGTTTGCCGGTTCCGCCGCGCGGTTTGGCTGCCCTGCGATTACATCGACGCCCGTTGCCAGTGTGACGCCAGTTGGCGCTGAGCCGAGAGTTTGCGAAAATGAGACCGAATACGTTCCAACTCCGCCCGCGGTTCCGCTGATTTGAGATTGAATAGTGGTTCCTGATGCGGCTCCGAGAACTGGCGAATAAAGTTCAATAGTGCCCTCGATGATATTGCTCACCGTCAGCACGTCGCCTGTGATCCATCCCGAAAATACCGCCGGAGGATCGCCACTGAAAGGTCCGGGCAAAATTTCATACAAAAAAGCCGAGAGAGCGGCCTGAACCGTTGATTGACTGAGCGATATCGGAAAGGGAATAATCAATAGACCTCCCACGCATTGCAAACGGTGCTCGATCCTGTCGCTATGGCATAAACCGCCGCTGTCACAGGGAGCATGATCGAACTGCCTGCTGGCAACTGTGGCGATCCCGCGAACGTCACCCCGCTACCGCCCAGAGCGACAGTCGCCGCGCAAATGATCGCAACACCCACTCGACCTGTTCCCGGAGTGCCTATGCGCGCGGCGACCAACAATGTCGGTGACGTCGTGACCGTCACGGGCGCGGGACCGGTGAAATTTCCAGATCCGACCGGTGGATATATATCGTTCGCGGCATTGGCGAAGTCAGGCAAAGCCAAAAGAGATGCGATTAACGCCAATGAAAATGCTATTTTTCTCATCATCATGATCCATCCTGCGCGGTTATTAATATCTTAACCCATCCAGCGCTAGAAAACCACGGCTCGACGGGTTGCTCAACCAACCAGACAGAGCCATCCGGCAAAACAACCAAATCGCCGCCTCGAAGCGTCACTCGAACAATTCCCTTAATGTCGAGACTGGCATAAAGAACGCGATGCGAACCTTGCAAATTCAAATAATCGGTATGTCTTAGATCGCTGGCGCTTTGAGCCTGGATTTGAGCCAAAATCGTCAGCGAAGTCGTCATGGCTTCCGACGCCACGGTTTGTTGCTGAGTGAGGCTATAGAGGCCAGCGCCGCCTGTTGGCCCTGATATCTGTCCCGTGATCATGGTTCCGACGGCCAGAGCACTTGTCGTGTCCGCGAGTGTTTGGCCTATCGCGAGTTTTCCCGAGGCGACATCCGAGGCATTTAGGACCGTGCTGAGGGCGGTGACGTCGCATTGAGCGAGCGCGCCGGGGAACGGAACCATATTAAGCTGATAAGTGCCAGCGTCGCCGGCTGGCCCGAAGATTTGATCGATGATGGCGCAACCCGCCGGAAGGGCATTTATTCCATCCGTGCCTGAAATGATGTCTCCAGACTGAAGGCTCCCGGTGATAACGGAAATGACCGTTAGGATTCCGGTCTCGTCGCAACTCGCCTGGAAAGTTCCGCCGATGGATGCTGTGATCGATCCCGGCGTTGCATAAGCCGGTTGTGTCGTTCCGTCTGGAGCCTTCGTGTTTCCGATGCCCTGGCGCAATTCGACGAACTGGTTAGGATTTACCGCGCCGATGGCTGATGAAACGAGTTGATGTAGATTCATCGGCGCGCCTCGCTATTTTTCGAACACCCATTACGTCGCGAGAACGCCGAGTCCCGTCGTCGCACCACCCGCCGCGCTGATCTGTCCGACATAAATCGCCCCGGTGGCCGCGATCGCCCCGGCGCCGACGGATATGCAAGCGGGATCGAGAATGATGTTGCCAGCCGGGGTGCCGCCGGCGTTGGAGATCGCGACTGTCATGGCAGTAGCCCCGAAATTGTGAAACACACATCCTTGAAGCGCGAGATAGCGATCCATTCCGTTTGCGGCCACCAAGATATGAACGTCCGATGCTTGGGTGACTTCGGATTGGAACAAGCACGATTTCATCACATTGCGCGCCGTGCCCGCGATGAGTTCGAGGGAAGCGTTTGCCAACGACGCGCGCACTACGGTATCGAGACCGATCGTGCATCCGACGAAAAGATTTTCGCCCGAACCGCCAATTGTGAGAGAGCGCATCCCGGCCAGCGCCGCCGTCGTCGCGTCGCCGCCGCCGAAGAATTGAACATTGCTATAATAGTTCCGACCACCATTATCCGCCCAACATACCTGAGAAGCGGTCGCGCCAGTAAATCCGCCATGATATGTTCCGATGCCGATGAATTGACAACCGACACCGGTCACATTGACGAGAGGACTAAATGCCGCCGCTCCGGTCGCCGAAATGCGCCCGCGTCCGTTATTGGACGGCGACTCCATGCTGATCAGCGAAACGCCGTTCTTGTTCCAATTCAGCGTCGAAGTCAGATGAACTGAACCGTTCAGCCAAACGATATCACCATTGTTCGGGACGGCTGCGGCAATGGCGGCGGTAAGTGTCTTGAAAGGCAGCACGGCGTCGCCGGGATTGGAATCGCTGCCCGTCGCCTCATTGACGAACCATTGGTTTCCCACAGCGAGAACCGCAGCGAGACTTTGAGCGTTCAGAACAAAGTCTCCGCGCGCGGTATCCAAAAGATTGTAATATGATGGGAGACCCATGTTCCGCTCCTATTTCGTGGTGACTTCGAATCCGACCGAGTTTATCATGACCGAAGTGTCGATGAGAGGTTTATCGAATCCTTTCCTCTTTACCGTGGAAGGCGCAAGAGGAGGAGAATTTGTGTCGACGATACTCTGACGCAATTGACCAGCAATCGCTGATCCGGCAATGCCGAGAATCTTTTCGGCATCATAATTGTTCGCTTTCAACAGATAACTTATCGCGCTTGGCCATTCGCCCTTTTTGGCTGTGATCATGTTCCTGAAAAAAGGACGCGGAGGTTGTCCCCGCGAGGGAGCGCCAAATTCATTAATCGCCGCGATCATGGCAACGGACGTTCCGTTAGGATAGCGAGACTTTTCAAAAAATCCGACCCGAAGCATCGCCGGGTTTTTCACCTTATCAGCAAGCTCCTCCAGCTTCTTCTTAAGGATTTTCCCGCCCGTCAATTCCATTGAGACGGCCATCACGCGGCATCCGTTTTTGGCCGATCAAGTCGTCCGCCCGCGAGCCACGCACGAATGATCGGGTCCCATTCCGTCGGGACTTTGCCATTGGCCTGGAGAAAGCGAATTTCCTCTACGCCGAGTTCCTCGAATCGCGACTCAAGCCGCTCATGACGCGCGCGAACTTCGTCTTCGTCGTCGGCATAATAAATGCGGATTGGGTCGATCATCACTACCTCCATCGACCATAGAGAGACCCAAACCCATTTACGACACGCGTTGGATTAGCTAAATACACTGCAGTCCTGTAATTGCTGATCGCCGCATAGTATTCCGCGCCATATTTGGTTTGATCCAAATACGCGCTAAGTTGATCCATATCGCTTCCGACATTATATTCCGTCGCTACCGACACAGAACCCTCGCTCGCATTCGAAATTCTGCCGACGAGTTGTGATGCTTCAGTCCCAGTCGCTGCCGGATTGCCGTTTGCGTCCTTTGGACAACTCAAATAAGCAATGTGTGACGTCGCGAGATAAAGCAGATATTCGAGCCGGCCGTCGCCGAAAGCGGGATTTGTGCAGGAATTCGCGGCGAAGGTATTTGTCGCTCTTAGAAAATATGCCGCGCCTTGTGTCGGCGACAAGGGCGCGAATTCGCTGAACAGAGCAATCCATGTCTCGTAGTTGAATACGACTGGCGGATTGCTCACATTCATCAGCGTCAATCTCCCCTTTCGCTCATGCGCTCATAATCAGGACGAATGACCGAGATCGCCGAATTCATCGACCTCGGCATTCTCGGATCGGTCAGGCGCCCGGTTTTTTCGTCGACCTCAGTCGAAAGGGGCTCGAGGCCGCTCATTAACTTTTCCTGCTCTCGCGCGGCGGCAATCGCATCAGTCTTCGAGGGATAGGCGAAGATCATGCCGTGTTCAGCGCCATCCGTCGGCTGAACATAAGGAGCGAGGCGATTCTGACGAAGCCATTCCTCCCAGAATTCCGCCGGGACACCTGGCGTCAGCGCATAGCCACCCTCGACCATCGGCTCACGCGGAAAGTTCTTAGGTTTGCCACCCTGCGGATAAGCCGGACCTGCGACATAATAAATCGCGCCAGATTTGATCTTGTAAGTCCGCTTGACTGGGCCGCCGCGCTCATCGTCCCACTTCTCCATATCTCTCTGAAGCTGGAGTTGGAGACCATTTGGAATTTTGCAACACACAACAACGGTGCGCGCCGACGGCGGAATAGGTTTGGTTTGCACAGGTCGAACCGGATCGAGATTTGCCATTGATTCGTCTTTCTCAAGTATTATGTTGATTTTACTACTAAATTCCGATCATTTGAACGACGGCGACGGGGCTGCGAAGGATCGTGCCCCAAGTACCACTTGTCTGTTTCTGCTTCCAGCTTGAAAGCTCCGGCACGATCTTATGAGCGCGGAGCTTCTCATTGTATGCGCAATAAGCGACAGTCTGGCCGGCGATCTTCTCGGCGATCAATTGCATGTAATTTCCCGCCGTCGAGAAACCTTGAGAGTTCGCAGTGGTCTGCTGGCCATATTGCGGCGCGGTCATGATCTTCAAGTTCGGATAGTTATCCTTGAGAAGACCTCGGACATTGACGCCGAAGGAATTGGCGAAGCCCATCGCGACCTGCGACTGCGGCGAGAACGCCAACTTCATGGGCGAGTCGATATCCATGGCGCCATTGGTCTGGGCAACGATCTGCGTCACCATCGCGAGGATGTCGTTGTAGACCTCATTCGCGGTCGCCGCCGGGGAGCCATTGTCAAACCAAGACGTTCCGCCCCATGCCTTCGTCGCCGGCGTCAGAGCCGAGGAAAGATAGGGATTGTTAAGAATGCCGTAATTCTGGAGACCTTCGATGCCGAAGGCGTAGCTGAGATTCTGGAACCGGTTGAGCAGATCAGCCGCCGCGAGGCCGAGTTCCGAAACCCAATTGATCTTCATCAGGCCGGCGCGGTCGATTTGCAGTTCGCCATATTGAAGAATGGTCTGGAACAGATAGCTCTGGAACTGCGGGTAGTTGAAGTTGGCGCCCGCGCGACCGTTGTTCACGAAGTCGTCATAGGACGACACTTCGCCGGTGCTTTCCACAATCGGGAAGAATCGCGTTTGTTCAGTCCAGGTTCCCGCCTTGCGCTCGCCAAGAATTTTCGCGAACGCCAGTGGCGCGAAGATCACGCGAATGATTTCCGGATCAATCGCCGAAGTCACCATCCAAGGTAGCGCGGCGTTCGGGTCAGTCGAGAGAGGCCCAGGGAGCCCGCTTTCTCCGCTCGATGGAACGATGGCGTCGAATGCCATGCGTCCGGTGCGAATCTCGTCCGCGGTCATGTAGCGATTCATCTGATAGGGCAGAATAACGCCCTGTTCGATGAGATCGCGCTTATGGCGCTGAAACGCGGCCCGCGCTTCGCCGACAGTGCGATAGGAAGGAGCGCTGTCGTTGGCGATGATGTCGCCGGGAAGATCGGAATCTTCGATGATGAGATGGCGTGCCATTGTTGCTATTTCCTTTCCGATCAGCCCAAGGTTCCGACCCATGAAGTCATCTTGACATATTGTCCAGGCTGACCAGCCGACGCCGCGACCCATTTTGTCTCGACATTCGTCACTGTGTAAATCGTCTGACTTAGAGCCGTATTGTTATTGACGATCATCGTACCGCCGCTTCCGCCGCTTCCGGTGACATTCGCGGTGATAGACGTTCCCGCGACCACCGCACCGGTAACTTCGAGCGTATCGCCAACTTGGAATGTTGGGGTTCCGACCAAAGTTCCAATCGTCAGCAAGCCATAAGTCCCGCCCATTGCTTCGGAGGCGATAGATTTTTGCTGGCTCTGGCTGAGAAGATAAGTTCCGGCGCCTTGCGGCGTGCCAGTCAATTGCGATTGGACCATCGTTCCAGGTGCAATTCCGGTTCCGCTCGTGATCGTCGTGCCGGGATAGATGTTCGATCCGACACTGACGGTCATCACGTCGCCGGATATCGAAGCGGTCCAACTGTTCGTTTCCGGGGTTACGGTGCTGCCAGTCGCTTCGGCTCCCACAAGCGGCGCTCCGGTGGCCGCGAATGATACTGCGCCAGTGCCATAAGCCGCGTAGGCCTTCATGCCGATTGCGGCGTAAGTCGATCCTTCGTTTTTGACCCACCAATCACCCTGAATAGCGAGGGAGACCGGAAGACCTTGCGGAACCACCAATGTTCCGTCCGAGAGAAAGACGGTATTGAGGGCTTGCAGATTGTTGTAAAGAAAGCCCGCGACATTGCCAGCGCCATTGGCTTGCGTCGCCACTTGCGGGCCGCCGTTCGGATCGGTCGGCGGGATCGTCCAGCAAAAGCGTCCGACAGCCACGCCCGCGACGTCCGCGATCAATCCGCCGGGACCGGCATCATAAGTCGCGATGGGATTCTGCGAGGCGCGGTCGCCTTGGACTGCCTGAGCAGGCTGGTCATAAACGATGCTTTGAAATCCGCCGGCCATTTGAGTCTCCTTTAGGCGTTAGTGATGCGGGCGGCGCCCGGAAATTCCTTGAAGAACGCGCCGTCGCCACTGTCGAGACTTTCGTCGAAGGCATGGCCGCCATTGCCGTTCTGGTAGTTCGATTGCGCTCCGGCCTTCGGCATCATCTTGATGATGGTTTTGAGCGCGGATGGATGGATCGTGTCGGCATCTTCAATTTTGCGAATGACGGCCGCGGCGCGGAGCACCTTTTCAGCGCTATCAAGCGCCATGGGAAGGTCGCCGACATAAGGACGGACGAATTCTCGGGCCTCGGCTGTTTCGGTCGCATTTTGACGAACTGCGGTGACGGCGGAGGCAATGCCCTTTGCCATCTGATCCACGGTTACGAATTTCTTGGAATCCATCGCGCCTCTCCGGTCTTTGGCACCCTTCTTGTCCTTGCCGCCACGACGGTCTTTGCCGCCTGACTTTTCTTCGGCCTCTTCTTGTTCGATCTCGCCGTCCTCGCCTTCTTCCTGCTCGATCTCGCCGTCTTCGCCTTCTTCTTGTTCAGCGCCCTTGCCGCCGACTTCGACTTCGACGTTCTCTTCGTCTTCGCCCTCTTTCTTGGGCGGCCATTCGTCGAGAGCATTCTCGGGAAGCTCATCGCGGATCATGTCCATGACCTTGGCGCAAGTCTCGTCGGATGCGCCCTTGGACTTGAGCCAGCCGCCGAAGCCGCCGTCGAAGCTCTTGCCCTTGTCCGCGCGCTCGAATTCTTCGCCGACCTTTTTCGGAATGCCGAGGTTCGAAGTTCCATGCGCGGCGGCTTCCATGGCTCGATGCTGTTCGGGAGAAACCGAAACATCCGCCGCTTTCTTGTCGGCTTGAGCCGTCTTCTCCAAGTGATCGAGCAGCTTTCCCATATGCCCGAGATTCAACTCTCCATCGGCGGCAAGCGTCTTGCCCTTGATCGCTTTTTTCAGATCGGAAAGGATCGTCGGCTTGCGGGCATTGAAATTCGAGGAATTCAAACCCTTAAAAATTGGCGAATAATCCACTGCGGCGTCAAACGCCAGAAGGGGATTGACCGCGCGCGCCGCGCGCAACACGGTTAAAGCCTCGATTCGGGTCGGCTTAGTTGCGCCGGACATATGATGCTCCTTCAAGGCTTGGTGGGAAGTGCCGAGCAATTTCTCGTCAAGACCGAGCGCCCGCAAAGCTTCCTTGGGCGTCCTAAATTTCTTTCGGAGTGCTTCGCGCAGGCTGTTCATATTCCGCCACAAAAATGGGGATAGGCTAATGTATTTCGCATATCATAGAGAAATTCGATAGTGCTGCAATTTGTTATTCCGAGCGCATGATCTCTTCGACGATTTTAGGCGCGCGTTCGATAACGCGGAGTAAAACACGAGTCGCCTTGGATGGGATGCGATTGTTCTGCTCCCAACATCGCAGTGTCGAAAGATTGAAACCAAATCGTTCAGCAAATTGAATCTGTGTAAGGTTGAGCGATTGCCGAATTTTGCGAACATCTATATTCATTGGCTAATGACCAAATTCACGTATTGATCTTTCGATAATTGACCATTCAATGTCCTCTACACTATCTCCGATGAGGACATCATGTCCAGCTCGACCTTCTTCAACTATGGTTATATGATTTCCCTTAATATCGCGCATTATTCCATCGAATTGTTCACCATTAAACACGCCAGATATCATTTCAGGTGTATAATGATAGCCACATGACAACTCACGCTGCTTGTTGCTTTCGATTAGATCTATCGCTTTATCCGTCCATACAAAAATGCTATTCTTGAGATATGGAGCTTCGTAATATGCCTCGCTACCCGTGGTCCCGACAATATCCCACATCCTGTGATTTTCGGAATCCACAGGGACGTGTTTGCGAAGAAGCTGGACCCCATTGAACGTCGGGGCCGCCTTTTCAAGCTCTTCACCGGGACAAAACATATTATAGATTTTATCGGGATCGAGCCCTAACTCTTCGGAACCCGGTATTTCGCTACCCTTATAGGGGCGGATTTGCTCCTTCGAGATATTGGCGACTTTGACCCGCATGCGGCCGACGTCATCAAACTCCCTGACCGATTCATCAAAGACAATCCGCAGCCCTTCATCTTGCGCGCCGCGCGCGAACTCATTCTCAAGTTCTTGGGCGACGCCGGATTTATGCGCCGGCTCTTCGGCTTCTTCGGCAAAAAACTCCGCGAGCAGCGATGCCAGACCGGGATGAAGCGGAGATGGCGGGTCGTTTAAAGGAGCCCACACATATTCGGACGATTCGTCGTTTAATTCGGGATCAAAGCGTTCGTCGAGATTATGGCGGAACGTCGCGAAATCGAGGCCATCTTCATCACTCGTCTGGCGCAGAAACCGAAACGACGGCAGATCACGGAATGCAACTTCTTCATGCGCCTCGCGCTCGGCCGCGTCGTGGAATGTTTCGCCATTCTCAACACTTCCCGCCGGAATAGACCAGTGCCCAGCATAATCAGCTCCTTGACGTTTGATAAACAGCGCGTCTCCATCCGGAGTTGTGAACAACACGCCCGCGGCGCGCTTGCGACCAGCTCCGGCGGGAAGTCCAGCGTTGGGTGATAGTGCAGCCGCCATCTCAGCGCTTTCGCTTTACTGTCACCGGGAGGCCGACGCTGAAATCGCC